TAATACTTCTGATTTGACGTTACGAGCAGTCTCTATCTCTTGAGATTTCTTATCAAATGCGCCTGCATCTTTAGCGATCAATGCTGCGTCAATGCCTAAACTTGCTGCAGTTCCAATTCCTGGGACCACAGAAGCGAGGCCACTCAGCACTTCCATACCAGCGCCAGTGACATCTCCGCCTATCAGTCTTGAAGCACCAAATCCCAGACCCGCAAGCGCACCAATTACAGGTATCTTCTTCAACGCTGTCTTGGCGCCAACGCTAGTAGCCGCCTTTGCTACTCCACCCGCTGCAGACTTAGGGGCAGATTTAATTGTAGATACAACTGCATCTTTAGCGTACATCGATTTTATTGCAAGCGTTTCTGCAACGTCTTTGCCTTTTGAGAGTGCAGTAGAAACACCTTGTTTGACAACTTTAGGAGTTAGTGCAGAAGCAATACCAACCGTACCTGCTTTAACAAGACCCCCAATTTTATTTCCTGTCTTTGCCATAGTGGTCGGCACCTTTGCACCGTCAGGAACGCCAGGAAGTTTCTTTGCCCCTATACCTTTAAGACCAAAGAGTCCACCTATCAGATTTAAAGTGCCCTTTAAAGCGCCCCAAACCATCTTAATAGTTCTGAAAGGTGCAAGTGCTATAGCGAGTATTCCTAGACCTTTAGCTAAAGGTCCTAATTCGCCAATTGCAGATAAAAATCCTTCTTCTTTAAACACTTTAGCGATTCTATCAAACTCTTCTTTAACCATCTCTTGAGCTGCTGGACTAAAGATCAATCCTAAAATTGCTCCTATAATTGCTCCTCTGAAACCAAGTATTGATCCTAGCAATCCACCGACAAGCATGTTTTTTAAGATAGACGCTTTATCATAATCTCCAAAAGCAGCAGTCAATAATCCAGTAACAACGTCACCAAAGAACAATGCCGCAAGACCAATTAAAGGCAGGGACTTGACTAAAAAACCTAATGCTTTACTGAAGATTTTACCAAGCAAACCCCCACTAGATTTTTTGTTATCTGAGTTCAACAGACCACCAAAGAGACCTCTGGATTGGGTTTCGGTATCAGATTCATCATCTTTTGATTTTAATCTTCTTCTTGATTCATCGGTGCGGTCTTCATCCGACTCATTCTTCAAGAAAGATGCTATGGATGAAACACTATTGTTCAACCCATCAAAAGAATCCTGAACACGATCAGAATTTTTTTGATACTGTTCGTCGGTAAAATCAACGATTAGTTTGTTCTGTACGGTCAGTTTATCTGATATTGCTCTAAGTGACATTTATAAACCCTGCTGTTGTGCTCTTTGATTTTTTTCTTTTATATCATCAATCAACATTGTTAAGTAAATTTCTCTCTCCCATGGTATCATTGTTTCGACTTCGTCTAACGAATAACTGTAGTTGTTCATTAGTTGGAAGTTAACCTGATAGTAGTTCGTCAGGTTATCATGAGAGAGATTTATTAAAAAAAATCGTCCATTCCTCTTAGTGTTCGTTTGTTCTCGTGTTTACATGATACACACGTGAAGTCTATTTCTTTCGATACTGCTGGCATGTTCTGTACGAACTCTGTTACCATTTCAAACTGTTCCGAAGTCATCGAGTCGATGAAGTTAATCACTTCTTCTCGTGACTCATCTTTGATTGAGAACCGTTCTTCTTCAGTCAATACTGAGTCTAAACAAACCGTGATCAACTCCATGAGAGATTCGGTCATACTTTCTGTGTTAAGTAGTTTTTCATTCGCAAGAAAATCTTCGTAACTTGGGTATCGCATTTGGAGTGAGATATCTTCGCTCAGTGCGATAACGTTACTTTGAACATCTTCCGTCATTTTGACATCGTCAAGTTCAATAGAAACGTCGTTTGCCGTATTACATTCTTCGCACTTGATAGATAGGTCTACGACTTCGCCTACTGACTTGGCACGAATCTGAGTGAAGAGATAATCAACATCAAACGTGGTAAGCGACTCTTCGATAGGTTCTTCTATACATGCGTGAATCGTGCGAGTGATTGCACGTACGATATCTGTCTTATCTTGAGTCTCATATGCGATCAATAGCGCCTTCTGTTCTTTGACAAGAAACGGACGAAAGGTTGTTTGCTTTCCTAACGAGGGTATCGTGATACGATAACTTGGTGCGCTATTTAACTGGGGTAATGCCATGATGTATTCCTATAATTTAAATGTATTTGCCTAGATTGATATTAAAGTCTAGGTCTAGTAAACTTCGTTCATCCTTCACTGCCATCCACTTTGTATAAGCGAATGTTATTGATACCTCTACAAGACCGTCTGGATCGTTACTCAATGCAATAGAAGTCAAAGTAGTAGGGAACGCTTCAATTAGTTCAACACTGTATATAGTAGAACCAAAAGCATCGAAGTTGATGTCAAAAGGTCCTATGTCAAATCCGAATCGTGCGATTGGTTTTCTCAGTTGATGTATCTTTATGGGTTTTACATAGTCTTTTTTGTATGCAACAAAACCATTTCCTGGACCATTATCGCCCACAATCGTTTTCTGCCAAGAGTCAAACCACTTTTTGACACCGTAATCGTTCAAGACGTGAAAGACCATAGTCACTTCTTCAATCGCAAATCCATTTGCAATTTTCTCTTGAAAGATACCCATTTGTCTGTCTAGAGTCAAAATCTGCTTTCCAGGCATATTGACCTCTTTACACACAACATCAAGTGTCCTCATACTTGCGCCACCGAACCGAGGCAGTTCAACTCGGTATTGGTTAGCAGCGGCAATGCCGTTCTTAGATGTCAGTTTGCCTTTTAGATCTTCTATTGATGCCATTAGATCATCTTCCTAGAGTCATTATAGATTTTATTCTTACCCGATTTCTCGAACTGTGCAGTCGGTAAGAATGTTGCGATCTCCCACTCTGGTGCAGGTACCATTGCAAACTTACTCTGTACATGTTCATTCAAGTAGTGTTTGAAACACGGTTTGAAATACTTCAATGTTGCGGTCTTTGCTAACAGTTCGTATGACATCTTGAATCGTGTAGACTTATTAAATTTAGTGTTTGTTGTAATGTTCATCAACGCGTCTAACATCTTCGCACGAAGAATCGGTGGTAGATAGTGTAAGTTCAATCCATAGAACCCACCTTCTGCCGGACCGACCACTACAACTAACGGAAACTTATCATAGTACGGCAACGTCTCTTTGTGCTTAGGATCATAGAAAAACATGTACATGCTGCCTATGATCTCCTGATTCGTTTGCTTCAGAGGATCTTCTTTCATCAGCGCCTCTCGGTTGACACGACGAAGATTCGTTGCTTTCTTTCTGAACCACTCACGAGACTCCTTAGTTCTAGGAGTAATACCAGCACGAAACGCCTGCAGTTCTAGGCTCTGAAATATTTTAGACATGTGCGCTTCCGTTAAAATTCGTATTTCTATTTATACGTTATTTTGTTGATTAATCAACGGGTCTTCTTTTTACTACGAAAAGGAGGCAATTTCTTGAGTGGTTTCTTAGTACGCATACGTTGCGTTGACTTGGGCATGATACCCATAGCGGTGAGTTCGTTCTCTGTCCAGATCTCAAAATGATATCCACGGTCGTCTGCATATTGCTTTGCCGCCTTCCACTTGGATTGGTTCTTGATGTAGGTCAGACCCTCGTTCAATAGAGTCTGGCGAGACTTTCCTTGTTTACGTTCAGGTCGCTTCGTCTCTTTGGCGGGTTTGACCTCGACGAGTACAACGCGTCCTGATTTATACTTGATCACGAAGTCTACAAAGTATCGGTGAGGTTTCTTGTCGGTCTCGCAGATGTAAGGTACCACGAGATCTTCTGACATCCATTCGACCACGTCAGAGTTATCATCGCACCACTTCATGACGTGACGTTCCCACCCTGATCGGTAGACGACGTTGTCAATGTCACCCGCGTACTTAGATGCGTTCTTTGGTTTGTATCTGCCCTTGTAGGTCTTCATTCGAATTTCGAGTATAAATAGTCTAAAGATATTTATAAACATATGGATAACACCACTATGGCTATCACAATCAATATTGATTCCACTACTGAAGAAGAAAGTGGAATCAAAAGAGACATCAATGATAAAGGTTTTGCTGGTATCAATGAAACAAATAATGGTTGCTACTTTAACTATCAGTACCCCCTTGAGAATCAAGATCAGTATAAAGCGAAGATTAGTTTTCGATTAATGGAAATCGTATCTCCTGTTCAGGTCGGTAACGAAGGCGCGGAACACGTTAAAAAGGCAAAATCTTCGTTTGAGTCTGCCAGAACTATGAATAAAAATTCTAGGCAAAAAAAGAAAGAGGCGAGGATAAACAGTAATGGAATTCGCCAACTTGAGAATATGAGGGAAGGCGCAGATGAAGAAATGCAGGCGGGTATTGATAAGTCAATTGGATTAGCAAAAACACAGCGTGATAGACACTTATCAGAGTCCGAAAGGTTAAGAAAAAAATCCATACAACATGCTACAGATGGTGCGGAATCTTTAAAGGACGCGTCCGAAGAATTTATGTCATCATTTAAGTTTAGTGATAGACAAGTTATACTGTCGGACACTCCTGGAATTGAGTTATATCTACCAGTTGGGTTTCAACAAACTGACGGGTTTCAGATATCGGGTACTGAGTTAGGGTTACTTGGTGGTGGTGCTCTTGCTGGAATGAGCAAGGGCGATAGTATACTTAAAACTACGTTAGACCAATTTAAAGACGGCGTTGGAAGCGTTTTTGATATGATGTCTGGAAGTTTACAACCTGGAGCAGCTGCTGTAGTGGGCGCAAGATTAGCAAACAAGCTTGCACCAAGAGAAGTTGCCGATGCATTTTCTATTGCAGCAGGTGTTACTGTCAACCCCAATCTAAGAAGTATTTTTAAAGGAGTCAATTTACGCGAGTACACTTTTCAGTTTAAGTTTCTTCCAAAATCTCGAAAGGAAGCAAGAGAAGTCGAAAATATAATCAGACAATTTAGGGTACATTCTTATCCAGATATAATTGAGGTAGGAAATTTTGCTGCTGGATACAAATACCCGAACCTGTTCAGAATCGCAGTTTATGTTGATCTTGATGAAACTATTGAAGAAGTTGATGAGGAAGGAAACAAAAACACCTATACTATAACTAATCGAACCCGTGTAGGTAATAAAATGAAAGATTGTTATTTG